CCCAATTCTTACAGAAGTAAGAGCATGGTTTAAAGATCCAAAGTTAGAGGACATGGGCAGAAAATATTGGAAGAAGAGAAGTTATATCTTCCAAGGTTTTGTTAAAGAAGATCCTCTTGGTGAAGAAGAAACTCCAGCAAATCCAATTAGAAGATTTATAATTGGTCCGCAAATTTTCCAAATCATTAAAGGTGCATTGATGGATCCAGATATGGAAGACCTTCCAACTGATTCATTGAACGGTGTAGACTTTAGAATAATCAAAACATCAAAAGGTGGTTATGCAGATTATTCAACATCTACATGGTCTAGAAAATCTAGAGCATTAACTGATGAAGAAAATGATGCTGTTAAACAATTTAATTTGTTTAACTTGTCTGACTTTCTTCCTAAGAAACCTTCAGATGTTGATGTAAAAGTGATGCAGGAAATGTTCCAAGCATCGGTAGACGGTGAACCGTATGACCAAGAAAAATTTGGTCAATACTTCAGACCAGCAGGATTATCAGCAAAGACTGGTGACCCTGTAACTCCTAAAGCAGAAACTCCGGCGCCAGCGGCACAGCCAGTGGCAACTGAGGCTCCAAAGGTAGAAACACCTGCAGAGAAACCTGCTACACAGGAAACAAACAACAGTGCTGAAGACATCTTAGCAATGATAAGAGCAAGACAACAAAAGTAGTAAAGCACAATGTGGGGAGGCAACTCCCCACACAACTTAAAGGTAAAAAATTATGGTAAAGGCATTTGACGTTAGTAAATTTAGAAAGACATTAACAAAGTCCATCACAGGCATGAGTTCAGGATTTCATGATCCTACAGATTGGATTTCAACAGGAAATTTCGCACTAAACTATTTGGTAAGTGGCGATTTTAATAAAGGTATCCCACTAGGCAAAGTGACTGTGTTTGCAGGAGAGTCTGGTTCAGGTAAATCTTATATCTGTGCAGGTAACATTGTGAAGGCGGCACAGGATCAAGGTATATTTGTTGTGCTAATAGATTCTGAAAACGCACTAGATGAGGGATGGTTACACGCATTAGGCGTAGACACAGACGAGAAAAAATTATTAAAACTTAATATGTCGATGATTGATGATGTTGCAAAAACTGTATCAACATTTATGACAGATTACAAAGCAATGACTGAAGAAGATAGACCAAAAGTATTATTTGTTATAGATTCTTTGGGTATGTTGTTGACTCCAACAGATGTAGATCAGTTTGGAAAAGGTGATATGAAAGGTGACATGGGTAGAAAACCTAAGGCACTTACTGCACTTGTAAGAAACTGTGTTAATATGTTCGGAAGTCACAATGTAGGACTTGTTGCAACAAACCACACATATGCATCGCAAGATATGTTTGATCCAGATGACAAGATATCAGGTGGACAAGGATTTATCTATGCAAGTAGTATTGTTGTTGCAATGCGTAAACTAAAATTAAAAGAAGACGAGGACGGAAATAAAACAACTGACGTAAAAGGTATTAGAGCGGCTTGTAAAGTAATGAAAACAAGATTTAATAAACCTTTTGAAGGTGTGCAAGTTAAGATTCCATACGAAACTGGCATGAATCCTTACTCAGGACTTGTTGACTTGTTTGAGAAAAAAGGTATATTAAGTAAAGATGGTAACAGACTTAAATATGTGGACTCAAAAGGAACTGAATTGAAAGAATATAGAAGAGTCTGGGAACAAGGTGGTGAATTGCTTGACAAAGTGATGGCAGATTTTAACAACCTAGTTGAAAAAGAAACAAATATAGAAGAAACAGAGGAGACTGTTGAATGATCGATGGAAGATTGTTGACAGAACTTTGGGAGTTTTTCAAAGCACACGCAGATAAAAAACAAATCGACGTTATGGCAGAAAAATACGTCGATATCATGGCAGATTATGGTGTAGAAGATGACGCTTTTAAAGAAGCCCTTGGTTCAGATGAAGATTTAGATGGTGCAATAAACTATTATCTAGATTTAGACGAACAAGACGAGGATTATTAATACATGAGCGGCTGGTATCAAAAAATTGCCAGAGACATTGGACAAATTCCTAGTGCAGTTGCACACTATGAAAAGGAATTAGACCAAGCAAAGTACGAAGTGAAAATAAAAGGTAATTTAGAAAAAAATTCCGCCGCGATGCCTGGTATTGTTGAACAAAGATTTAATCAATTACAAGAAATAGAAGCAATTCTTCAATATTTAAACATTGAATTACGTAGATTAAGAAGTAAACATTTTAAAAAATATCTTGAAAACTATCAACGTGCATTATCCAGTCGAGATGTTGAAAAATATGTCGACGGTGAGTCAGATGTGGTTGATTATGAAAAAATTATCAATGAGTTTGCACTTTTAAGAAACAAATGGCTTGGCATCACTAAAGCCCTCGACCAAAAACAATGGCAGATAACTAATATTACAAAGTTAAGAGTCGCGGGAATGGAAGATGCAACAATATGATCATAAAGCATTTGTAATCACAATGAAAGGCAGGTCCTTTTCGGAGGAATTGGCTGAAGATTGCATTCAATCAGGCAAAAAATTCAACATACAAGTAGAAAAATTTAACGCAGTGCAACTGGACAAAGTTGCTCCCACTTATAAAAAGTTTGGTTTACGACCTTTTCCTAAATTAAAATTTACTAGAGATACAAAAGGAGTAAGAGGTTGTTTTTGTTCACACTATTCGCTTTGGTTAAAGTGTATTGAACTAAATGAACCTATAATGATATTAGAACACGATGCATTATTCATTCGCCCCATACCTAAAGATATAGTTGATAAGTTTTCAGAACTGTGCAACCTAGATGCATACAGTAGAACATCCACAGTTTATGAAGATCATCTACTAAATTTTGAAAATTATGATGTAATCACACATAAACCGAAAAAAACATCATCTACATCAAAAAATGCATTCCAATATTACGATAAAGAATGCATAAAAGGTCTTCATGCTTATATCATAAAGCCACAAGGTGCAAAATCACTAATAGCATTCACAAAAAATAGAGGTATGTTGCCAGCAGATGTCCATGTAAATGCACAATCAGTTGCCCTTACAAAAACAAAATATAGTTTGTGTAGAATTAATCCAAAATATTGGTTAGATAAGAGTAAGAAAAGTAAAAACAGTTACACAAGGACTGATGTATGAGAATAATCATCATGGCTGGAGGTACAGCAAAAACTTTTAACAGACATTCAATAACTGTACAGGGAGAAAAACTAGTTGACAGAACTGTGCGACTATTAAAAGAAAATGGACAAAATGATATTTGGGTTACTGTTGCTCAAAAAGGAATGTATCCTCAATATAACGAGTTCGTTAATACCATGAAAGGAAATGATTTAGGTTGCTTGTTAGGTTGCGAAGAACTAAAAGGCAATGTTTGGTTATATGGTGATGTGTACTATTCTGAAAATGCAATAAAAACAATTCTAAATGGAAAAACAAACTATTATGGACGTGCCAAGGGCAATGCATTAAAAAAATATGGAGAATTTTGGGCATTTAAAAGTGATGACACGTTTTGGCACTGGTTAAAATTAGTGTGCAAAGCCTTCTGGGATAAAAAAATTAATCGTTGTTGGTCTTGGGATTTGTATGCATATCACACAGGTAAATGGAATTTAAATTCACCGCCACAACGTAAAACCGTGAAAAGAACCCAATACATTTGCAACACAAATTGGACAAATATTGATGACGAAACAGATGATTTCGACAAACCTGCTGAAGTGCAAAGATGGAAAACTTATTGGAAGAAAAATGATTAAAGTAATGACATCAGGAGTTTTTGACACACTCCATCTAGGACATATTAACATCTTGACAAGAGCAAAACAACAAGGTGATTACTTGATTGTTGGTATACAAGACGACGAATCTGCTAAAAAATCTAAAGGAAAATACCCTACACTTAATTTTGACGAACGAGAAAAACAAGTAAAGGCACTACCTTTTGTAGATGAAATAGTAAAGTATAGTGATGTCGATCAAAGGGACTTATGGTCAAAAATTAAACCTGATATAGTTGTGCAAGGAGATGATTATGTACACAGTGGAGACCGTACAAACGCACTATTATACTTGAAAGAACAAAATATAAGACTAATGCTTTTCCCAAGAACAGAAGGTATTTCGAGCACAGAAATAAAACAAAGAATTATTCATGATGATAGAAAAGATGTGGAACACATCAACAATTTAAAAATATTGCCAATAGAAAAACTTAAGATTTACGAAGATTTTGACGCTAAAAAAGTAAAAATACTTAAAGAAAAAATTGAAAAAGAAAAAGTATTTTTTAATCCTATCACAGTAGGTGTACATGAAGATTTGCAAATTGTTGTAGATGGAAACAATAGATTACAAGCAATGAAAGAATTAGGATTTAAATTTATTCCTTGTTTGTGTATACCATATAAAGACATATTTTTAACAAATAATGTACATTTTAAAAAGAATAATCAAATAACACGTTTAAGTGAATTTTCAATTCCTGATGGAGAACGTATAGAATTTAAAAAATACACCCACACAGATATTATTGATGCTGTGAAAAATAATAAAAAAATACCAAATGGAGAAACTTGGCATAAACCTCCATATTATATCGTAAACTTACCTATTTCAACAAAAGATATTAATGAAAACTTTGACTTGGAAAATTTTATAAAAAATTTAGTAAACAAAAATAATATTAGGTTCTATCCCAACTCAGTTTACAGTTGCAACGAATGGGACTCTAATGATTAATTTTGTTTGTGTGTATCAACGGAACAGAAGGACACCATATACACACGATTACGTGTTAAAATTGAAAAATATGATAGCAAGAAATTACAAAAAGCCTCATCAGTTTCATTGCTTATCAAATGTAAAACTTCCTATCGCAACTATTCCATTAAAACATAATTGGATAGGTTGGTGGAGTAAAGTTGAATTGTTTAGACCTAATTTGTTTAATGGACCTGTATTTTATCTGGATTTAGATATTATTATTTGCAAAAATTTTGAATATATTTTAGACAAATTAGATTACAAAAACTTCTATATGATTAAAAGTGTTAAACCAACAAGCGGCAATGCAAATAGCAGTATAATGAGTTGGCAAGGTGATTATTCTGCCATATACGAAAATTTTCAACGTAACACTCAAGCAATAATGTCTAAATATCATAAAGGAAACTTGATAGGAGATCAAGCATACACACAGGCATCTTTG